GCGGCATCAGGCGGCCCTTTCGACGAACACATGGGTTCGGTTGGATCTCACCCGGTTCAGCAAACCGGTTGCGCCGCGGGTCAGGTGGCCGATCAGATGGCTACGCGGCGAGGGTGTGCTCCTTCGCGCGTCTCGCTGAAGGCCTCGGAATCCATGCGCGATGTTCGGTCGATGACGGAAGCGCTCGCCGACACGAAGCGTGAAATGGGACCTGGCGGGTTTCACCTGCTCAAGGGCCTGCGACACCATCGACAGAAACGTCTCATCAAATCGATAGCCGTTGGCGATCAGGTTTTCCGCCACGACATCGATTTTGAAGGTATGCGGCGCGCTGCCGTCCTCGAACCATTCCGTGATGTCCGGAACCAGCGAAAGCGCATTCAGCGCATCCTTCACCGCGCCGATCGTGCCCTTCTTCCGGTGGACCGTCAGACTCGATGCCACAACCGCGCGCTTGCGATCTTCGGGCCAGTCGCTGTCCCACATGTCTGCCGACACAGCCCACGCAAGCCAGGGCAGCATATTGGCGGGGCAGTCGCTTGGCGAGAGGAGCTGACCAACCGGCGCGGTATCGACGCCGATCGCATCGATCCGGTCACCGACAATCCTCTCGATCGCCAGTTCAAGCGGGGTGGAGTTGGGCGGCAGGAGGCTCATTCGCCGATTCCGAGATGGTCGAGCTCGATCGCTTCGCAAAACGCCACCTCCGTGGGGCCGCATTCGATATCGGCCCAATCGGTGAGTGTGACGCGGCTGACCCCTTCGACGCGAAGCTGGCTCAGTACGCCGTCGAGCGTGATGTCCCGCCCCAGCTGCTGGTTTTCGGCAAGCCAGCTTTCGAGGCGGTCGCGACCTGCGGCGATGGCCAAAGCCGGGTCTGGCCCAGCGAACGTGCGAACCTGGGCGCTAATCCTGAACCGGACCGTGGCCGCTGACTGAACGACGAGATTGTCGGTAAGCGGTCGTCGTGTCTCGTCGGAGAGATAGGTCAGCACGGTCTGGACGAGCGCCGGCGATGCGCTTCCGTCTCCATCGCGCGATTGCACAGTCACCAGAACATTGCCGGGCGAAGGGCTGGTGCAGCTGGCAAACGCCACCAGCGGGTCGGCCTCGCGCGCGAGATTGACATAAGCGCTCGATGGCCCGGCCGGAGAGAACGTCTCGGGTGCTCGCGCTATTCTCTCACGGAAATCCGCATCCGCTTCGATGATCTCGGGAATGCCCTGCTGCGCGTCGGCGACCTGGACGACTTGCCGCTTCAGGCCATAGAGCGCGCCGAGATGATCGAGGTTGGTCCCCTGCGCGAAAGCAAGGAGCAACCCCTGGGCGCGCTCGTTGAACTGGGTGCGGAGCAGTAGCTCGCGATAGGCGAAATACTCGATCAGCTTGATCACCGGATCTGCGGGCGAGGCGGTGTTGAAGCCCGGCACGAGCTGCGCGGCATCGGCAATCATCGCCGTGCGCAGCTCGGCGAAATCTACCTGTTCCACGACTTCAGGGGCGGGGAGGCCCGCAAGGTTTAGCGTGGTGAAGGGTTCGCTTGAGATCGCCATCCCGCGCACACACGCACGCCCGCTCCCCTCATCGCAATCACGCGCGGTGCAGAAAGGCCAAACTGCACCATGCTCGTCGCAAAGGGGAAAACCCTGCGAGAAAGTACGCCGCCCTTGAGGTCAGAAATTGATTTCGCAAGGCACCACGGTTGCGCCGCGATGCCCGCATGCGACGCATTTCGCGCGGCGTTCCAACGCATCGAGCGACATAGAGGCGCGGCGCGCGTGGAGATCCTGCATCATCAGGATCGCATTGGCTTCGACGGTCCGCCCGCACCCAAGGCAGACGATCCGCAGGTTGTAGCCGCGCCGCGCGCACTCATTGACCGAATCGAGTTTATGTCGGACCATGCCCCAATGGAACAGGACGGGAACAAAAGGCAAGCGGCGCACGATGAGCCCGTCCGGATCGACTGGATCGACTGGCTTCTCGCTGGTCCTATGATTGCCGGGTATTTGATGCTGTTGTGGTCGATACTGGCATTTTTCCGGTGAAGCCCTGCCTGTTTCTCGTCGACCAGGACGAACGTGAACTGCCGGGCAGCCGCCGCATCATCCGCCCCTTGCAGAGCCGCGCGAGTATCGTCGCCATGGCGGACGAGTTGCGCGAGAACATGGGCGAAGGGATCTACCTGCGGGAGCGGCTGCCCGATGGCAGTATCAGACGGCTGTCCTGATCAGCCGAGCGCCTCTTCGACCATCTCGGCGATGATCTCGAATGCCAGCTGCTCCTCTTCGGGCGTGAGACCCAGAAGCTCGCGCTTGGGATAGCGCATCCGAATGCCCTGGCCGGGCACGACATCGTCGGTCAGGCCGCCCTGATGGACCTCGGCAATTTCGGCAGTGCGGCCCCTGAAGCCGACCTCTGCGCCATCCTCGTCCCAGCGAAGATGAAGGCGGGCATAGGTGCGCAGCTTGCGGAAGAGCTGTTGCTCCTTCACGCTCTTGCGGCGTAGCTTTCCGGCGCGCCTGTTCCGATCTTCCGGGCCCAGTGGCAGGAAACGCGCGATGCGCGCAATCTCGAAGCTGCGCAGCCCGCCCGCCTCGCGATCGTATCCGACCAGCAAACTCCCGTCTTTCCGCCAGCTCTTGAGCAGCACGACGCGCGTGCCCCCGCCCGAGGGGTAAAGGAACTTCTTCGACTGCTTTATGCGGATCTTCTCGTCCGCGTCGGCGCGCGGCTCGTAGCTGCTGCCATCGGGGTTCTTCTGTGCGGCGATGCGCTTTGCCTGGCGGCCACGCACCATTGCCGCGATCTTGCCGGCCGCGCGGCGGCGGGCGGCGGGCTCCAGGGTCTCGGCAAGCGCGGACAGTGTCCGGTCGAGCTTCTCCAGCTCGGCGTCGATCGGGTCGCTCACGCGCCTTCGCCGAGATCGTCCTCGCTAGCGGCGGCAAGGAAACGAGTGGTCCCGAATTCGTCGAGAAACAGCTGTGAGAGCGATGCGTCGACATCCTGGAACACTGCCGGAAAGGCCTTCTGCTCCGGATGCTCGGCGAGGAAGCCGCCTTGCGTATCGGGATCCGCCGACACGATCACCGGCTCCTTGATCGCGATCGCAATGGTAATGTCGGCGCGCTGGTTATCGAGCTGGTCGACTTCGAAGCGCAGTCCCTTCGGGTTCTTGTCGATCACCTGTGGCTCGTGCCGAGACAGCCAAATGATAAGCGGCACGAACAGCGTATCGAGGCTGCCCGAGAACCGTTCGATCACGAGATCCAGACGGTAGTTGTAGCCAAAGGAGAGGTTGGCAGGTTCGGAGCGCGAGAAATCGATCGAGCCTTCCGATAGGTAGACGTGCAGGCGCTCACGCTCGGCAGCCAGATCGGGCACCGAGCGCAAGAGCCAGTCGCGAAGCGAATTAGCCTTTCGCATCGCCCGACCTGGAAGCGCTAACGCTGTTTGCCGACGACGCCTTGCCGGGGTTTCCCACGGAAGCTGCATCAGCATTGCCGGTGTTGCCCGAGGTGGCGTCCGTGGGGTCATCCTTCGGCTTCTTCGAAGCGGTCTTGGGTGCCGGTGCGATCGATGCGCCAGAGAGCGCCGCTTCGAGCGCGTCGCGTTCGAGGCTCGGCGTCATCTGCTCGGCTGCGGTGCGCGCCTTGTCCACGAAGGGGCGCGGCAGATTGCGGCCAGTCCGCAGAATGTGCGTTGTGCGGGTGGCGTCAGCGGCCGGGAATTTGATCGGTTTCATCATCGGTCCTTTCGGTGCGAGGCTCGCCTGCCCAGGGCAAAGCGAGAGTGGTTCGAACGTAATCCTGCAGCCCGATCAGCTTGGCGGTGTTGTCTTCGGCGGCGGCGAGCTGTCCGGGGAGCGCGGCAAAAAGCGCGTCACAATCGGCGGCTCCAAAAGCGCGGCATCGGGCGGCATTGGGATCGGGCAGATCCGCTGCTCCGCCACCACCCGCAGCTCCGGCGGCTCGGGCGGCGTCGAGGCGGACATGCAACCGCTCAAGAGCAAGGCGGCTATCGGCAAGCTGGGCTTGATATTCACGGGCGGTCCTTTCGCGGGTTGCCTCCTGCGCGCGGGCGAGCGCGGCGGCGTGGGCGGCGTCCTTTTCGCGAGCGTCTCGGCGAGCGTTGTTCACCGAGACGACGAGCGCGCGGTGCGCGGTCTGCCAGCGTCCCGCGCGGGCGGTCTCGTCCTTGGCGAGAGTTTCTGCGGCGATGCGGCCGGCGCGCTCCTCGCCCGCCTCCCACGCCTGCCAGCCCGCGCTCACAAGCAGCGTCGCGATGACGGCATGGCGAAGATCCGCGAGGATCCATTGGAGCAGTGCGAGAAGACCAGCACCGACCTTCCGCAATGGCCAGAGGGCAAGAGACAATGCGAGTTTCACGAGTGCGCGCCCGTCAACCGCAGGCACCCTGGCAGCACATATGCGGTAGCGGCGATCATCGATCCGATTCCCACGCATGGGCAATCTTCACCGGGTATCCCAGCCTGACCCCCGCAGGGCCGTTAAATCCCAGTGCAAAGGCTTCCGCGTTCTCGGGATCGCCGTCGATTGTGCGCAGCGCATCGAACAGGCCGAAGACCTCAATGTAGCGCACGAAGGCCTCGTAATGCGCAGCCTCGCTTCGGACCATCGACCAGACGAAATCGAGCACGCTGGGATAGCCGAGCTTGTGCCACCACGCGCCCATGATCTGGAACTTGCCGAAGCTCGCGCATTCCAACGCGATGTTCACACCCCAACGAGCGGCCGCGTCGGCGAGCTTCTCCCAGCTATCGTTGAGCCCGTCGCGATCGGCATCGAGCGTATAGCCACCGGGCTTTGGGCTCGACAGAAAGGGCACCCGGATGCGGACACGCCGCCACGCATAGTGGCGTTCATAGAGCGCTTTGAGCTGGCCGTCGCCATCCCAGCCCGACCCGCGACCTTCGACCCGAGCTACCGCGCGAATCTGGCGAGCGCTGGCGCCAAGGCGACCGGCAAATCGAACAAGGTCTGCCTGACTAATCGCGACCGCAGAGCGACTGCGGAAGACCTTTATAAAGGCATCACGCGTTTTCGGGCCGAAATCGCCATCGACCTTCAGCCGGGCACCCCGCGCGTTCAACCAGGTCTGCAGCTGGCGAGTGCTCACAGCTGCCTCCACCATTTGCTTTGCGACGCGCGGCTGATCTGGATGAGGCGCAGGGTGCAGTAGGTGATCAGGCACCAGTGGCCGATGTTGAACAGCCACGCGTCCCCTCCGTAATAGTACGGAGGGAAAAGGCGCCCGACGCCGAACATCCCCAGCGCGGTGGCGAGCGCCCACATCTTGAGCATCATGATCCGCGCGGTGAGAATGGTGGTCAGCTCTGCTGCAAGAGCGCGCAGCGTGGCGCTCCACCCTGTGGGGCTTGCGGCGATCGCATCCAGACGTTCGGAGACGCCTGACTGCATCGCGGCCGCATCGGCGCTGATTCCGATCATCGCCGGCAATGCGCGATGATAGAAGATGATCGCAAGGATCACCTCCACCGCACCGATGAGATGACTGTGCAGAGCGTTATCCATTGTCTCCATCCTTCCCGAAGACTTTCTCGATTAGCCGCCCCGGCAGCTCGCCAGCGTGATCGCGTAGCGAGCGTCCGAAGGTGATCATCCCCTCGGCGATGAAGCGGGAGAGAGCGCCGCCAACACCCATGATGAGCTGAAGCGGCCATCCGTCGAGCATCGAAAGATTGTCGTGCAGGATCGCGCCGATCGCTGCGAAGATCGCCGCGGTGATCAGCGTCAGCCAATAGCTTTTGCGATCCTCGGGCTGCGAATAGGCCATCACGAGAAAGGCGAGCGAGATCGCGAAGAACATGCCGCCCGCGAACTGGTCGACAGGCGCGACGACACCGAAGGCGAGCAGGATCGCAGCCAGAAGTGCGCTGGTTTCGGGGCTCATTGGGCGGCTCTCCTGTCGGCGGTACGCATTGGCGGTCAGCTCCACAGGTGCAGGCGTTTGCGCTGTGGTGTGGCGGCGGACGGACGCGACAGCGCCTCGGGCAGGACAACGCCCTGGCCGGCGGCGAGCGCGACTGTGCCCGAGAGACCGGGATTGGCCGCGAGGACTCCGGGAAGCGCGTGCGGCCCGAGCCCTGCCGATCGATGCAGCAGGCCGTCGAGCGCTTCGCCCTGGCG